TGCTTTACTGTACTTAAATCGACCACCAAACTTATTCAGGTCAATTGAACGTGAATATTGTGTTAATGCACTAGAAACAAGTGACTTAAGATTATTTGGATCATCACTAAAGTTTGTGTTATAATAGACGTATGATGTTAATTCAACATAGAGGTATTTCAGATCAATAAACTCAGGTACAATACCTGCAACTGCATAACTTCTGAGTTTTTGTACTAGATCTCTCTTTGTTGAATCTGATAAGAAGTCACCATTACGAGGTTTGACGGAAATAAACACTTTTCCATACTTTGGTGGGTTCATTTCTTCTCCACCATAGGCCGTAACGGATTCTACGTTAGAATAGATGTATGCAAGAACCGCTTCATAGTCAGATGCAGTAACTGCACGGTATTGTGACGAGTAAATACGGGGTGCATAATACTTAACTGACGAAATTGACTCAATTTCATCTCCATCACGCGCTGGTTGGTTGGTTGTAATTAACGAAACGTTCGATGAGTTGATCGAACCACCATCTTGATCGACTAAATTACCAATAAAACTGAATTCTGCAGCGCCATTTCCTTCTTTTCCTGAAGTTGTGACGTATGTTGCAGTAATATAGTTCTCATTTGACAGTTTTTTACCAACTACACCGTCTCCAAACAGAATTTCATAACGTTCATCTTCAATTTCTTGTAAAAGATAGGTTGAAGACGTAGATGTGATACCAATAATGTTGTCAATTTGTTTATAAGACACCGAAGTGCTTGAATTTTGATTAACTTTGACCTTTACTTTGAGTGTTGATGTGTCAATGAAAGGATTTTGAAGAATATATCTCTGATTATACTGTGATGTATTGACAACGAAGTTCTGTGCAATGAATAATCCTTCGTAAATTTCAATATTATCGAATCTGGCAATACCATCAACCACATTAACAGTGATATCTTCAGGTAAGGAGAAAATAAAACTGGTATTTGCTGCAACACCGTTACAAACAAGACCAGCTTTGAGTGTTAATGTGACCGCACTGGTCTGATCAGTCACAATAAATGAAATTCTTGCTCTTGCCGCACGTCTGGAACGAGGAACATATCCAATATTACGTGCAAGAGATACGACGTTTTCTCTTAATGTAGCGGAATCGAGAAAACTTTCGTTCGCCGCCATGTTTGTGTTGTAGGCGGTGACATAAGTGTTGTATGCAAGAGCATCAATAATGATCGAAAGGTTAGAACCTTCAAAATCGTAGTCAGTAAAGTTTGAATTCGCCCTCAGATAATCTCTGATAGACGTTTTTATTTGATCAAAATCTAAATTAACGTACTGACCGAAAGCCATTATACTCTAGCCGGGAAAAGAAGAACGTCTACTGTCTGAGTAGGCAGTGGAAGACCAACAATATCGTATTGAATCGTTGCATACATGTCATTTGTATCTGCATCAATAGTCACTGATACATCCAAATTATCAACTCTAGGTTCAAAATTACGAATTGCAGATACAATTTGTTCTCTAATACCAATGGCTTCAAGTGAAGTATTCAGTTCAAACAGAGAACTATTGATATTTGATCCAAAAAGAGGTTCAAAAGGTTTCTCTCCAATGATGGTGAGAACAATATTTTGAACAGAACGTTTAATTGCATCCTCATTCTTGATCACTAGAATATCATTCGTCACTGGATGACGTTTAAATGACAAACTAATGTCTCTAAATGCCCTAGAAATGGATGCCACTGATACGATATTGGTCTAACCTTTTTATATTTAGTCGCTATTCAGAGCACTTGACGACCATATGTTGGTTCAGTGCCATATTCCCAGTCATCATAATCCTCATCGTTACGAATTTTTTCGTGTAATTCGTTCGCAGAATCAAATTTTTTGGTTTTCTTTAACATATCATCATTCACAACCTCTTGAAGAAGGTGTGTAGAATCATAATTTGAGATCAAATGAGTGGTTCCCCACAACTCATGCATGATTTGTTTGTTGTGATCTGATGGTTTTCCCATTTTTAGCTCCTGATTTTTTAAAAATCAGAACTTTTTACGGGGTTACTATCCCGTTCTTCGGGTGTTTTCCAAAAATATTCATCCGTATCACCCAATCGACCCCATCCAGTACCATTCTCAACTTGAAAAATGTGTGTCGAAACCTTAAAATCGGGTTTTTTCGGTTCCGCTGGAGTGATGGAGAGGTCATACATTCGCATTCTGTTGTTTGGATACAGACAAAACTGCCCATTTTCTAACAGAATACAGTTATGTGACTTATGTTCTTGCGGTGTTTCACTGACATTAGTATCTATGAGATCAGGATCCGCATGAAAATTATCTAACGTGAACAAATATTGCCCTTTGAGACAACCATGATCACGGGAATACACTTCAAAGTCCATGGTGGAGACATGTTGTTTGACCATACAACGAACTCCATAGTCCATACAATTCCAGAACTGTAGATTCGGTAGATTTAAATCTGGATTTGGAGTGTGTGGTGATGCAACAAAAGCGGAAATCGGTAACTTATCATACATTGCACCGTATTCTGGTAAATACGTTTCAAAATAAAAAGCGCGCCCAGGTATGGACTTAGCCGATACCCAGACGCCCTCAACAAATTCGCCAAAACCATCTTGTAAATCACGAAGGTATTCTTTCCGAACCCAGACCTTTTGTGATGGTAGATTGACGATTAACTGACTCATCGCCCCTGACCACGATAACGCTTCTTACGACCGTTACGAGACGTTGCACTCAACAATGTATGAACCGAACGCCCTTGACGGGTTTTCTTTGGTGGCCCTGGTTGAAAGACCACCTTATTCATTGCACCTTTAGGTTTTGCCATTACTGTTCCTCCGTGACTTCAATAACTTCAACATCATCCGGGTCAATTGCCCCTTCACGCCCTTCATCAAACCATTGACTCATCAGTTGGAATGCTTCAAACTTGCCTTCTTCACTTAACGGGCTAAGTGAGAGATCCCGACCCTCATAAACCAACCGAAACCTCCGACGTGGTAATTTTGATTTCGCCATCAGATAATCCTCGTTTTTTCATGACCGACTCGGATACGCGGATCACACCACGTAATCATTCCTGCCGCTTTTGCATCCAAACAGAAACTCACATCCTCTCCACACATATCTTGGATTCGCCCTGAATCAAATCGTTGCATCTTCGGTGCGAACCAAGGATACTCCAAACGTTCAAAGACACCGTGTTTAATCAGTACCCATCCAAAACCTGTGTAGTCAACTGTGAATGGTTTCTTACGACGGGTGATTGACTCCACAGTTTCATGGTTCATCACACCACCATTCTTCTCAAAATCTTCCTCTTCTAACCAGTGTGCAACGGATGTCGTATGCCCATCTTCTGTTGCATACCAACCTGCAACAATTTCCTTCTCCTCACCATCAGCGGGAAGAGCCAAATCCATCAACTGCCAAAACTTATTCGTGTCAAATACAATGTCACTATCAATCCACAGTTGATAATCATAATTCAGTTTACCATCCCAAGGAATTTGATTTGGACCACGAAGAACATTCGCACCAAGTACTTTACACCGTGCAAAGTTCACCATCGAACTATAATCTTGAGAAATCTGAATACTTAATCCACTCTGTACAAGATCAAAACAGAGTTGTACAAAGTTCTTCAGAAAGATGTAAGAACACCCACGACCAGGAAGGCAGAATACAATACTTTTACCCTTTGCACGTTCCTTGATCGCTTCGTAGTCCCACTCTTCAGTTTGTTCAGTTTCTTTTGGAATAACCTTGAATCCTTTTGCCATAAAATTGAAAGTTCAACAACACTATCATACTCCAATATTTAGTTTTTGTCTAGAGACCTCCGTTATTTCGGATTGTGAACGTAGAAAGATCAATGTTACTTCTGCGCCCAATATGACGCTTCGGTGGGTTATGAAGATTTGATGTTACGTAATTCGTCGCAAGGAAAAACATCACGACCTTGGCCAGGAATTTCATACCGGAAAAAAATTTTTATGAACAGTAAATAAAGAACGCGATTTCAAAGTTTTGTAGGTTAGGGTTGTTAGCGTTTTTATAAACGGGGGGGCTTATACGATACGCGCCCCGCACCATAAACCCCACAACGGCCCACAACTGCTCTCAGAGGGGGCTAAACACACCCCCTCACTGTGAACTGATACCCCTACAGTATAAACCCTCAGAGTATCAGTGGCAAGAGCTCAACCAGAGGTCTTGAAATAAGCAGCACGGTTACCTTCAACCACTGCAACCTGAGCATGAGTGGCGTGACCGTTATAAGCCTGCCCACGACGGTTAGTGTTAGTACGGGTGCCCTTGGTTTGGCTCATCACCAACTCAGAACGCTTTGCTTTACGTTGGGGCAGACGGGTGACCTTTACGAGCCCTTGAGTTTCAGCAATGAGCAGGTCGAGAGAAGAAGCAGAAGCGAGGGTGGAGAGGTCAGTCATCTGTGGGTCGTTTGGTATGTGGCCAATATAGGGGGCCCTGTGGGTCTGGTCAAGGGCCCTGCAGAGGGGCTTATGACAGTTGTTTGACTGTCACACAGGGCAGGGGGTCACATCATCAGCAAAGGTCTCAGCCCACTGGGCGGCGATCACAGTAGAGGGAAGCCCGATGGGAGTGGTGATGGCGGTAAACTTGCTGCCATCATTACGGTAG